TCAACGTTTCTGTTCTGGTCCCGTTCCGTTCCGAGCAATTCCGATGCGTTCGGCGCGTGATCTTTGGCGAGTGGACTCGGTGTAGTGAGCCACCATGCTGGCGCTGGAGTGGCCAGTCAGGGCGGTGATGTCTTCATCGCTGAAACCAAGGGTCGCCAATTCTGACGCTGCAGTGTGGCGCAGGCCATGAATGCTGTAGGCATCGGCACCGATGCTCTTGCGCACCCGCATGACCACGCCCTGCGCTGTCTTATATGGCAGGGGCTTGCCTTGCCCATTGGTGAGTATGGTCAGCCCGCCCTTCGGCGTGGCATCTAGCGCGGCCCGCAAGGGTGCTGTGAGCGGCACCCATAGCGCGTTGCCGGTCTTGCCCTGCCTCACATTGATGCCGCCCGCCTCCAGGTGATCCCAGCGCATGCGCAGCACGTCGCCAATGCGCTGACCCGTTCCCAAGCACAACTCGAATATCAGTAGGGCAGGACCCGACGCGGCTGCGCGATATGCTTTGACCAGATCGTGCGGCCATGCCTTTGGGGCTGCCTTCTCAGGTTTCAGCAATGACACCCCTTTGGCGGGGTTATCTGTACGCCAACCCAGATCGATCGCACGCTCCATCAGGATGCGGATGATTTGCACTAGGTAGTTCGCGAACCGCTGTGTCTGCGCGTTTTCGGATTGCCATGCGATGACATGTCGGCGCTGTACTTTGACTGGATTGATGTCGCCGATGCGATCCGTGATAAACTCTAGCACCTTGTCATAGTCTTGCTTACTGCGCGGTGCGAGTTTGGCGAACCTGTGGCTGGCTTTGTAATGCTTGATAAGTCCGGCGAAGGTGCGCCCGGGCGTAGTCTGCGACCTGCCTTTCATCGCAAGCGCATATTCAGCGGCAAACTCGGCTGTACCCGGTCGCTCATGCATCCTGATCGGCTTGCACCCGCGCCGGATGAAGTAAATGTAGCCGCGCTTGCCTTTGGCATAGCAGTACGTGGGCAGGGTCCGTTTCACCGTTTCATGCTCCGAAGATCAAGGGCCAAGTCCTGCGGGTGATCCTGCTGGGCCGGTCGGATCGTGTAAAGGCGTTCGCCCGCGCGAATCTCGATTGTCACGCCCTCCTGCGCCGCGATTTGGGCCGCTGTGCGGATCTGCTCTTGGGTTAAGGCGCGGGCTTTCATTGGCGTGTTTCCCCTTTGCCGTCCGTGTGTGGTGGCCCCAGATCTGGTTCGTGCCTATCCCAGCGCGCCAGCGTTTCGCGCATCACGGTTTTGGCGTCAGCGCGTTCGACGTTTGCGACATATTGGCTACGGCCTCCGCCCCATGTGAAAAGGCTGAACGGTACGGGTTCGCCCGCTGCTTTGTGCAACTCCTTGTCGACCATTTTCGCGACACGCTGCATCGCGAGTGAAACCCTGACCTGCTGCTGTGCCGTCAACATGACGCCGCTTTTGTTCTTGTCATCAGCCATGTGCGGCCTCCTGTATTGCCCAGTCACCCCATTGCTGCGCCATTGCCGCTGCGAGGCCCGGAAAGAACCGGCTGCGGCGGGCGGCGCGATCGGGGCCGGGCGCGGCCTTGTGGACCTCGTCCCGTGCGGTTGAGCCATCGAGCGTTCCGGTCGGCACCAGCTTGGGCAGGCCGCGCAACCACAGGCACGTTCGCTTTTTCACGTTGTCTGGCCCGGCTGGGTCCACCCCGTACTGCCAGGGCTGCACGCTTTGGCTGTGCTTTTTGAAGTTCCGGATGCGTGCTTTGGCGTGCTTGTGCATCACGGGGTTTTCGACCGCCACGCGCGGGATCGGTGCGTTCCAGCAGTCCGAGAAGAACGCAGTGCCCTCGTTCAGCAAGCGCCACATGATGGCCAGCCGGGCGTCGCGCGAGAGCTGCTGCCAGGCCGCGCGCTCTGCCCCGGTCGCCGCCTCGGGCGGGTTGGCCGGTGGCTCTTTCAGCCACCGCACGCCGCTGTTGGTCAGGCGCGTGCAGGGCGGATGCATGACGGCCAGCAGATCCCAGCCGTCGTGCAGGTGATCGCGCAGATCGCCGACGATGTGGCGGTTGCTGCCGTCCTGCGCCCGCTTGGTGTCGATCGACCAGACGTCGTGACCACGGGCCGCAAACGCGCGACGCACGATGCCGCTGCATTCGCAGGCGATCAGGATGCGCATGGGCTGCCGGGAAGGTGCGAGGCGTACGCTGCAGTAGGTCATGGGCGTGGCTCCGGGCTCAGTTGGATTGACGCGCGAGGTCGTCGGCGCCCTGAACGGCGCGCAGCATGATCGCCAAGTCGGCGATCAACTGATCGGGATCTTCCATTTCGGGCAGTTCGCCCATGTCATAAGTAACCGGGCCCATAGGGCGCTCTTTCGTTTTCTCGGAAAGAATCCGATCAGCTTCTCTTGCGGCGGCTTTGTAAGCATCGACGCGCGCTGCTATTGCTTCCAGTTCGTCGTCTGTCGGTCGTGTCATTTGCGTGGCTCCTGGTTGTGCTGCGCAGCGCTCCGCCGCGCCATGAGCGCCGCCGCTGCCTGCGCCGCCTGTTCGGGCGTCAGGTTGCAGACGGGGTGGGTGAATGCGGGTTTGGTGGCGGGGGGCATGTCAGGCCATGCCCAGTGCGGTTTTGTACATGTCCAGCACCGCCTCTTCTTCGGCGATGTCGTCGGCGGTGCGCTTGCGCAGGGCGATCACCATCCGGATCACCTTGGTGCTGTAGCCCCGGCATTTTGCCTCGGCCATCACCTCTTTCTGCTGTGCGGCGATGTCCTTCTTCTCGGCGTCCAGATGCTCCCATCGCTCGATGAACTGGCGCAGTTCTGCGGCGGTGACGCTGTAAGCATTGTCGCGTGCGGCATCAAATTCCGGGTCCGGTTTCATGTGCGGGCTGGGCATTGGTTTCTCCTGTCAGCGCGGCGCGGGCAGCCGCCCGGCCCACGCGTCGAACGCGGTGCGCAGGCTGGCGAGTTTGCGGGTCGCTGCGGGGTCGGTGTTCAGGTCGCGGCGGCTGGTGATCTCGCAGTGCATGCGCAGGAACTGCGCCGCAGCCGAAGGCGTGAAGTCGTGTTCCTCGACGCCGCAGCTATGCGCGGCAAAGCGCTGGAACCGCGCGTCGTTGCACAGGATGCCTGCCTGTATGGCAGGGGCCAGATCGTCGAGGCGGGGACGGGGGTTGCGGGCCGCAGCCCGCGTGGCGGTGGCGCTGGTCATGGCGCACCGCCGATCAGGAAAGAGGCCAGCCCCGCGGCGGCGGCGATATTGGCGAGGATCAGCGCGGCGCGGGCCGAGGCCCGAGCGGTGCGGCGGATCTGATCGCGCCGGATCTGGCGGCGGTTGATGTGCGTGAAGTCAACCACGGCGGGCCACCTCGCGCAGCAGGGCGGCGCGTGCGTTGGCGCGTTGTTCTGGGCAGGGCGCATTGCGTGCGGCCTGCCGCAGCATCCGCAGACGGGCCGCACGGGCCAGCGCGCGGGCCATAGGCGTGGGGCTGCGTGGTGGACGCCTGATGACGGGCTTGGGTACAGACGGGCGCGGGATGGGGCGAAGGATCGGGGCCGGGGCTGGCGTTGGCTTGCCCGTCATGCCGCGTCATCCGGCCAGCTGGTGGCGTTTGCGCCGCGCCTGCGTGCAAAGAGATCACGGGTGCTGTCCGGTGCGGGATGCCCGCGCCGCTGTGCCAGTTGGGCGCGCCGGATACGCGGCTGGTAGAACGTCTGACCGCGCGCGGTTTTCAGGATTGCCCATGCCAACAGGCGCTGCTGGTCCGTGGTGGCGGGGCCGGGGCGGGCGATGATGTCACGGGCTTGTGCCAGCGACAGCGGTTCGAGGGGATTGTGGTCCATCGGTGTCTCCATCCGGTTTGAGGATGGGATGAATATGCGTGTCAGGTATATTCCAGTCAAGTAAAATAATTCGTGAAGGGTATATTCTGTTCGTTGAAGAGTTGCGTTGCGCCAGAATCATGTAGTTGGTGCCGGGCAACAGTGCGCACGAAAAAGCCCCGCGTGGGGCGGGGCGGTGAGAGGGCTAAGATTTCTGTCGGGGTGCGATTTGCACTTCCCATTTTTGTTTCGGACACCTCATGTGACAGGATCAAATGCGTTAATTATCGCAGCTACCCGCAACACTTGACCGAATCTGCCGCCCCGCCCTAATGTGAACATAGTAAGAACAGGGGCGCTGCATTGGAACGTGAATTCAAGGAAATTATCTCAAGCTTAACTGATCGGGAGTTTGATCTTTTACTTACTCAGCTTCGTTTTTTTCAACCTGAATTGCTTTCGCCATATCAATCCAGCCCATCTGACGCGCTGCTGGAAGGCGACGAAACGCACCAAGCAAGATCTCCTCTTGCTTTGTCCGCTCCGGCGAAAACAGGTCGCTAATCGACACATTTAGCGCCTTTGCGATGTGCGCAAATTTAAGGACAGGGATGCCTGGGTCGCCGCGCTCGATGCGCGAGATGTGAGGCTGTGTCGTGCCCACGAGCTCAGCGAGCTGAGTCTGATTAAGCCCGCGCAGGTCTCTCAATCTGCCAACATTATTTGGTATCATTTCCATGTCGTGATTATGCCCTTTACGTGTTGCGTCGACAAATCCGGCGTGGGCATAATGATGCTTGACGGGTATATACCTGTCCCGTATATCATGACGGCATGAACACACTTTCCGCATATCTTTCCCGAGAAGGGATCCGGCAGGGAGACTTCGCGAAGCGGGTCGGACTGACGCAGGCGACGGTTTCCCGGTTGGCGCGGAATGCAATGAGACCGCGCCTCGAAACTGCGTTGACCATTGAGCGCGCGACTGGTGGCGCTGTCCCAGTTTCTTCTTGGGGTCAATCGGAGGACGCAGCATGACATCTGATAAGCTTTCGCTGGTGCATTCATCGCGCCAGTCTGCGGCATCGCCGTCGCAAAAGTCTTTGAAAAAGTCCTTTGCGCCCCTCGGTGGGCGCGGGCGCGATCTGGGCTACGACCGGGGCGCGCGGGGCCGGGTGCATGGTCGATTGACGATGTGCCAGATGGATGCCGCGTTTGCGATCAACTGGCGGGCGTATCTGTTGTACCGGCACGGGACGCCCCAGGCGATCGGGGCGCATTTTGGGGTGACCTATCAATGTGCGCTGAACTGGCTGGCCTGCGTGTCGCGCCCGGTTGGCCCGAAGGTCGCCTATGCCGCGTATACGGATCCCGAGGGGTTCGCGCAGTTCATGGGGCGGGCACTGTGATGGGTAGTGTCGGCAGGAAGTTCCGCAATCCGGGCGAGGCGATAGGCTGGCTCAACCGCAAGGAAGTGCGTCAGTGGTTTCGCGATCACCCGTGCGGCACGCAGTCGGAATGCGCAAGGGCGCTTGGCCTGTCTTCGATGGCGGTCAGCCGCCATGTGCGCGCGATCCGGGCCGAATGGCGTGATGAGGTGGATGCTTGATGCGCATGATCCACGAATTCGGGCCCGCGCGACCGATATCTAAATTGCAGCGGTGGGGCCTGGTCAGCCTGAGAAGCAGCCAATGGGGGGCGGCTGGCCGCTGTGATGCCCCTCACCCGACTTCCCCGGCTGGTGCGCACCAGTCGGGGTCATTTTTGCCGCCTCAACGTCTGCCGCCGCTGGCGTCAGACGTGGACGCGGCGGTGCATCATCAACCAATGGTGGGTGTGCCGGGAAGCAACCTTGCCGCCGCGTCCTGCAATCCGGAGGTGGCACCATGACTGCGCTTTCGCCCGACTACCCCGTGTGGCCGATGCTGTTTGCCGCCGGATCGCGGCACCGGGTGTCGCCCTTGCTGCATCTTGGTGCCGGGGTTGGGCGGGTGGCGCGGCATGCGCCCGCAGGCATCCAGTACCTGGCGACACCGTTCACAAAGCTGGTGCGTGGCCCGGGCGGCACCTATTGCGCGACCGCCGCTTTCGATGCCTCGGCGCGCGCCGGTCTGCATGCGCGGCGTCTGGCGCTGGCGGGGGTCACCGCGATCTCGCCGATCGTGCAGGCGGTCGAAATCTGCGCCACGCGGCCCGGGATCGGGGCGGGCGCGGGCTTACCCGATCCCTTGGATGAGGCGTTCTGGGCTGATTGGTGTCGCCCGCTTTTGTGGGCCAGCCGGTCGGTGATTGTCCCGGCCATTCCCGGCTGGTCGAAATCTGTCGGTGTCTGGCGCGAAGTCGTCTGGGCGCTGGATCGGAACATGCCGGTGTTTGTCTATGCCGGTGGATTGGAGGGTGATGATGGGCAGTGAGGTGATCGACCGGATTGAGGCGCAGGAGATTGCGTTGCAGCGCCGGGTGCAGGCGCGGGCTGCGGTGCTGGAAGCGCTGCGCCGGTTTGACGTCGCGGCGCGCGACGCCGGGTTTGAGCCGGATGTGACCTATGACGGGAGCGCGGCGATCCGGATCGGGCTGGATCTGGGGGCGCTGATGCCGCCCGGGATGCCCGACGTTTGCGCGCCGCCTGATGTGGCCGCACTGCCGGAACCACCGTCCGAGGTCGCGCCAGAACCCGCGCCGCAAACACGCCCCGCACATGGCGCGGAAGCCCGCGATGCCACGCCACCGGCCTATGCCACCGGGCCTTGGACGGCAGATGAAGAACGGACGGCTCTGCGGATGCTGGACCGGGGCAAGACGGGCGGGCAGATCGCCACCAGGCTGAACCGGCCGGGGCCGGGCACCTACAAGAAACTCAAAGCGTTGCAGGAACGGCGGGCAAAGGCATCCGTCGGCCCGGCGGCGAAATCCACCGCAGTGATCGTCGCAAAGCCCAAAGCGGGCGACGATCCGGTGACCTGGACGCCCGCCCTCGACCTCGAGCTTTGCGACGCCGTCTTTAACGGCGTCCACCTTGTCGATCTGGCGGTGGCGATGGACATTCCCGATGCGGTGCTGTCGGCGCGCTGGCGCAGCCTCTACCTCGATGGCGCCACGCGCTCGGATCAGGCCGCGCGCATCGAGGCGCTGCGGGCCGAGGTCGCCGCCCATGAGTGACGTTGCAACGAGATATGGGGCGGGGGTGCCATGGCTGCCACACTGAGCCTTGTTGCGGGCGCATCGGGGATCTTCGAATACCCCATACCCTGCGCGCTGCGATTGTCAGGTCATAGCTGGGTTGCGTTCGATTATGTGCGCTGGGATCGATCCACATTCCGCATTCGCGCCGATCTTGAGGTCAAGGGCGTGTTCCTCGACTTGCTGGGCGCATCGCAGAAGGAAACGCCGGTGGGCACGCTGCCGGTTGAAGAAGACCTTCAGGCCGATGCGGCGAATGTGACGCTGGACGTGTGGCGCCGCCTGATGGCGCGCCCGGTTGGCCCGCTCTACGGCTGGAAGCAGTGTGTTTGCGATGATGGATCAATCCGCCTCTATCACCCGGTCGTGCTGGAAGTGGTCCAAGAGGCGCTGAAGTACAAGCTGCGCAACGCCCAGCGGGCTGAGACCGACCGTGAACGCAAGCGGTTGGAGGATCTGCCCGGGCAGGTGCTGCGCGCGGGCTGCACCAAGGCAATGTCCGAGGATCAGGGCTTCCTGGTGCAACTGGACCAGTACCTTCTGGAGCATCTGCCGTTGGGGCGGAACCGCACCGCTTTGGTGGTTCGGCGGGCTGTCGAGCAGATGCAAACCGGCGTGACTGACCCGGTACTGTAATTTGGTCCACTTTAGTCCGACGGACTGAATCGGACTGAAACGGACTGAATTGGAGGAAACCCGGCGCAAAGCCGGTCTTTTGCGGGCTCATTTCTCTCCGTGGCTACAAGACATGACACGAAAAGAAATGAAATGACCAAGGGACCAAACGGCGGACGTTGGGCCTGTGGATAACTTGGATTGCTGAGAACAGGAGGTGACACGATGCAGACGGTGGAAACAGGTGGCAAGGCTGCCGTGCGCCAGCACCTGATCGGGCGGCTGACGGATGCGGGGCTGTCGCGCCCGAAGGGGATGACGGCGGACCAGCTGGCGGCGATGCAGGGGCGGCTGGTGGGCGCGCTGGCGTATATGGACCCCGAGAACCTGATGACGCTGGCCGAGGGGGTTATGGACATGGCGGCGGGTCCGCTGCGCAATCAGTGGCCGTCCGAGGTGATCGTGCGCAATGCCGCGCATGCGTTGCAGCGCCCGCCATTCGAGCAGCCGCGCATCGTGTCGTCCTGGCTGGCCAGTGTGGAGGGACCGCAGGCCGAGGCCGGGGGCTGGCTGGTGCCGCTCTATCGCTTCTTGCGCCGCGCCGGTCGCCCGCCGATGCCCTACGACATGCGGCTGATGCGCGAAGAGGCGGGCCACGACAGTCGGCAGCTGACGCTGATCCGCGAGCGGGTCGCGGCGGGATCGGCCTCGGATGAGGATCGTGCGTGGCTGGTGGCGTGGCAGCGCGATGAGGCCGAGGCGCGGCGGATCGTGCGCGACGGGGCCACGCGCCGGGCGACAGGTGACGGTCAATCACCAAGTGAGGGGCAATCAACAGGGGATGCAGCATAATGGGTGCGTTGGCGATGCGGTTTGAGGATGCGGCGCGGGTGCGCCCGGCGGGGCAGGTCGAGGTGGGCGTGGTGGCGCTCCTGGAATGGGCGTTCGCGGTGGAGTATGCGCAGCTGGAGTTTGATGAGATGGCGGCGACATCGGGGGCAGGGCGCGTGGGTGTCGGCAATGAGTACCTGCTGATGCAGCGCGCGATGGTCGGCTGCACGATCGACGGCGGGGGCCGGTCACTGCCGCATGACGATGCCGACATCGTGGCGTCCATCGTGGCCGGGCTGCCGGTGATCCACGGCGGGCGCGGCATGGCGGTGACGATTGCCGAACTGGCGCGGGCACGGGCGGTGCCGGACTGGATGCGCGATGCCCGGCCGCGTGTGGTGCCGCGCGAATGGCGTCAGAACCAACACGGGATGTATGCGGCAACGCGGGTGTGCGGCGCGGTCGAGGAGTTCAGCCGCAAGCGTGGCACCATCAAGCGTGACGTGTTGTGCTGCGATGTGATGATCACGCCGACGGCGCACCAGATCGAGGCGGCGCGGGCGCGCTACAGCGCATGGTGGCGGGCTGTGCGGGCGGTTCGCGATCAGCTCTCGCGCGCAAGTCTGGACCGCTGGTTGGTCACTGACGCCATGCCTCCGCGCGCGCCATGGCAAAAAAGATGTTGACTTAAACATGTGCCCCCCTTTACATGAAGCCAACAGAACAATTGCGTCCGGAGGGTACCCCCTGCCGGGCGTTTTGCGTTTGGGGGTATGCGGTGGGTCGGCTGAAGCAAGTCAAACCGCAGATCCCGACGCTTTCGCTGTCGGTGCCGATGGCGCGCGGGTCCGTCCGGTATGATCCTGTCGATGAAGAAACCCGGTTCAAGAAGACCGCACGCTGGCAGCGTCTGCGGATGACGGTTCTGGAACGTGACCTGTTCACATGCCAGTGGCCGGGCTGCGGCGTGACATTGGCCGACACCTCGAAGCTGGTGGCCGATCACCGGGTGCCGGTCCGGGTCGAGCCGTCGCGCAAGTGGGATCTCGATAACCTGCAATGCCTGTGTAAGGCGTGCCACGACGGGCCGAAGCAGGCGCTTGAACTTTTGGTCTATGGGTCGGCGGTGATGGGCAGGGGGAGGGGGGGCTAAAAGTCCCGAACCCTCGCGCCTCCAGACCGGTGTGCATCCTCATTCGGAGGTTTTTTTTATTGGCTGAGCATGAATTTGACATGTTCGGGAACCCTGTCCGACCTGGTAAGGGCGCTCGAGGTCGCCCGTCCTTTGAGGTCACGGAAAGAAATCGTAATAAAGTCAAGCTGTTGCTGGCGATGGGCTGGTCCAACGACCGCGTGGCCCATGCGGTGGAATGCTCGCTTGCGACGCTGAAGCGGCATTTTAGAGCCGAGCTGAAGTTTCGCGATGAGATGCGCGACCGGCTGGACGCCGAGCGGTTGATGGTCGTGACCGAGAAGGCGCTCGACGGTGTGGTGGGTGCCCAGCGTCTTTTGGCGGAAATGATCGAGCGCAACGATCGCATGGAGATCGAGCGCAGCCTCGCGGCGGATCGCAAGAAGAAGGAACCTGCCCTGGGCAAGAAGCAGATCGATGCGGCCAAGGCGCGCGATGCCGACGCAGAGTTGATGGCGGAACTGGATATGGAAGCCGAACGCTCCGCAGGTCGCAATGCTCGCCACTGAGCCGCTGCCCCGCTTTGCCTGCCCTGACTGGTGGGATCGCATCCACGCGGGGCACACGCCCATGGCCGATGTGCCGGTCAATGAGGCGCGCGCGGCGAAGGCGCTGGCGTTCTTCAAGCGGCTGCAACTGCCCGACGTTCCGGGCAATCCGACGATGGAGGAAGCCTGCGGGGAATGGTTCCTCGATATCTTGATGGTGTTTCTCGCCAGTGAGGATCCCGAGACCAAGGAACGGCTGGTCTGGGAATTGCTGTGCATGGTTCCCAAGAAGAACTCGAAGTCCACCTATGTGGCCGGGCTGGCGCTGACCGCGCTCTACATGGAGGAAACGCCCAACGGCCAGATGCTGCTGATCGGGCCGTCGCAGAACATTTCCGAGCGCTGCTTTGAGCAGGCGGTCGGCATGATCCGCCTCAACGAAAAGCTCGCGGCGATCTTCAAGGTTCAGGAGAGCGAGAAAGAGATCACGCGCTACAAGACCAAGACCACGCTGTCGGTGAAGACCTTCGGCAGCAAGATCCTGACCGGGGAAATCCCGCTGCTGACGATCATCGATGAGCTGCACGAACTGGGTCGCGTCAACGGGGCGGCGCGGGTGATGCAGCAGATCCGGGGCGGTGGGATCACGCCGCAAGGTGGGCAGGTGCTGTTCATCACCACGCAATCCGACCAGGCGCCGACCGGCGTGTGGAAGACCGAGTTGGACAAGGCCCGCGATATCCGGGACGGCAAGGCGGGGCGCAGCCCGATCATGCTGCCGGTGCTCTATGAGTTTCCGACCGCACTGCAGAAGGATCAGAAGTTCTGGCGCAATGCCAAGAACTGGCCGCTGGTGCTGCCCAATCTGGGCCGGTCGATCAACAACCAGCGTTTGCTGGATGATTATGAGAACAACGGCAAGATCACGCCCGAGGCGGAACAGATCTGGGTCAGCCAGCATCTGAACATCCAGATCGGTCTTGGCCTGTCGGGCGAGACCTGGATTGGTGCGCAATATTGGGAGGCCTGCGCGGATGAGCAGGTGACCTTGGATTACATCTTGCGGGTTTGCGACGTGGTCACGATCGGCATCGATGGCGGTGGCCTCGATGACCTTCTGGGGGCTGCGGTGATCGGACGTCATGCGCAGACGCGCCAGTGGCTGATCTGGACGAGGGCATGGGCCGCCCCGATCGTCTTGCAGCGGCGCAAGGACATCGCCGAAAACCTGCGCGATTTTGAGCGCGAGGGCGATCTGGTGATCTGCGATCGGCCCGGGCAGGGGCACGCCGAACTGGCGGAACTGGTGCAGCAGGTCATGCAAAGCGGGTTGCTGCCCGAGGAGGCCGGGGTGGGCCTCGACCACGGACAGGTTGCGCCGGTGCTGGAAGCACTGGCCGATCTTGGCATCGAGGGGCCGTTGCTTGTGGGGATCCGCCAGGGCGGCGGGCTGCGCGGCCCGATCTGGAACATGGAACTGAAGCTGCAGGCGAAACAGGTCAGCCACGCGGGTGCGGCGATGATGGATTGGGTGGTTGGAAATGCCAAGGCAACAAGGGTCGGCAGCATGGTGACGATCGAGAAGGTGCAACAGGGCACGGCCAAGATCGATCCGCTGATTGCGACGTTCAATGCGGCGGAACTGATGGGGCGCAACCCGGTGGCGTTCAAGCCGGTGGATTATGATGCCTATCTCAAGGCGGCGGTGCTGGTCGCATGATCGGGCGCATGTTGCGCGGCGCCATCAGCGGCATCCGGTCGGAGCTGCGCACGGGGCAATCGGGCTGGGAGCATGTGTCGGGCGCCGATACCAGCAGGCATGGCTTGTCGGGGATTGGCCTGAAATCCATGTCCGGCACGCGGGTATCGCCCGAGACGATCATGCAGCTGTCGAGCGTGTGGGCCTGCACGATGCGCACGGCGCAGCTGGTGTCGTCGCTGCCCGCCGCGATCTACGAGAAGCGCCCCGATGATGGCCGGGTGCAGGTGGAGGATTCACTCTCGGAAGTGCTGACCCAGCAGCCCAACCTCGACCAGACGGCGCTGGAGTTCTGGGAAGGCATCGTGGCGCAGATGCTGATCCGGGGGAACGGGCCGTCGGAGGTGTCAAGGATCGGCAATCGGGTGGTGTCGCTGCGTCCCTTGATGAATGCCACCCCGGAGTTGCGGCAGGGCAAGCTCGATCGCTGGTCGTTCACGGATCGCGGGCAGGTGGAGTACCTGCCGCCCGAGAAGGTGTTCAACATCCCGGGCTTCAGCGTCGGCGGCGGGCTGGGCCTGTCTGTGGTGCGGCACGGGGTTCACAGCTTCGGGCATGCTCTCGCGGCGGATGAGACCAGCGCGACGTTCTTTGCCAATGCCATGCAGCCCGGCGGCGTAATTCAATACGAAGGCAACAGTGCAAGCGCCCCCAATCCCGAGCAGCTTGGCGGGATCAAGGCGCTGATCGAGAAGTTCACGGGGTCGCGCAAGGCGGGCAAAGTCCTGATGCTTCCGCCGAACACGACCTACAAGAGCGTGACGATGTCGCCGGAGGACGCGCAGTTGCTCGAAACCCGGCGCTATTCGACCGAGGATATCTGCCGCTGGTTTGGCACGCCCCCGATCATCATCGGCCATGCGTCTGAGGGCCAGACGATGTGGGGCAGCGGGGTCGAGGCCATCATGCTGTCGTGGCTGACCCTGGGCATCAACCCGCTCCTGAAGCGGATCGAGAGCCGGGTGCGAAAGGAACTGATCCCGCCTGCGCGGCGGCGCAGCTGGTACATGGAGTTCAACCGCGAGGCGATGCTGCAGATGGACAGCGTGCGCAAGGGCGACTTCATGGTGAAGATGGGTGCATCGGGCACGATGACCGCCAATGAGCGGCGCGCCCGTCTGAACCTTCCGCGCAACAGCGATCCGAATGCAGATGCACTGTTGGCGCAGGTGGCGCTGGCGCCGTTGAGAGACCTTGGAGGGCAAAGAGAATGACGATCCGGAACCTGCCGCAAGTGGACATCGGTGCGCGTCCCGCCGTGCGGTCCGATGTCAGCCAATCGGCGTTGATGCGCTGGTCGCCCGATGTGCGCGCCAGCCAGGTCGATGATGCGACGATCACGATCCTCGATGTGATCGGCCATGATTTCTGGGACGAGGGCGTGACCGCGAAGCGGATCAGCGCCGCCTTGCGCCGCATCGGGGAACAGCCGGTCAGCGTGGTGATCAACAGCCCCGGTGGCGATATGTTCGAGGGTCTGGCGATCTACAACATCTTGCGCGAGCACAAGGCGCGCATCACGGTCAAGGTGGTGGGCATCGCGGCCAGTGCGGCATCGGTGATTGCCATGGCGGGCGACGATATCCAGATCTCGCGCGCGGGTTTCTTGATGATCCACAACGCGTGGGTCATCGCGGGCGGCAACCGCCACGACATGCGCGACGTCGCGGCCTGGCTCGAGCCGTTCGATGAGGCCATGGCGGGTGTCTATGCCGCGCGCAGCGGTCTGTCGCAGACCGATATCGCGGCGATGATGGACGCTGAGACCTATCTCAACGGGCAGCAGGCGTTGGACAAGGGGCTGGCTGATACGCTGCTGTCGCGCGACGAGGTGACGGTCTCGCCCGATGATACCCAGGCCTCGGGCCTGCGGGCGGAGCGGCGCATGGACATCCTGGCCCGGCGGGCGGGCGTGTCGCGCGATGACGCGCGCGCCCTGATGGCCGACTTGAAATCCGGGGGCAAGCGTGGCGCTGCCCCGACCGGCGCGCCAGAGGCCGCCGAATTTGCCGCAGAGCTGCAAGGCATTCGCGGTTTGTTTCAACCCAAGTAAGGGAATACCCAAATGAAGATGATGAAGAGCACCGCCGCGCTGGCGGCGATGATGGCGGCTGCGCCGCGCGCAGTGATGGTGGCACCGCGTGCCGATGTCACCGGCGATACCGCCAAGATGCTGGCGGAGATCAAGGCGGTCGCGACCCAGACGCGCGATGACCTGTTCCCCAAGGCCGAAGCGGCCCTGAAGGAGGCGCAGAAGGCGGGCACGCTGAGCGCCGAGCTGAAGGCGTCGATCGATGAGCTGTTGCCGAAGTTCAATGCGGCAAGCGCTGCCCAGTCGAAGCTGGAAGGCAAGATGGAAGCGCTGGAAAGCCGGACGCTGGATGTCGAGCAGCTGGCGGCGCAGGGCGGTGGGCGCAATGGTGCCGGGAGTGTCAGCGCCGGGCGCGAGATCGCGCAGGGTGATGAACTCAAGGCCTATGTCGCGGCGGGCCGTCCGGGGGCATTCGAGGCCGCGATCAAGGCGCAGATCACCACGGTGGGCGGTTCCGCTGGCGGGCTGATCTGGTCGGACCGCGAACAAGATCCCGTCCGGATTGCGCGGCGCACGCTCTTGATCCGCAGCCTCCTCAACGTGGTGCCGACGGGGCAGACCGGCTCGGTTGAATACACCCGCCAGACCTTGCGCACCAATGCGGCAGCACCAACGGCCGAGGGTGCCGCGTCGCCTGCCTCCACCTATGGCTGGACCAAGGCGGAGACCTTTCTGCGCAAGGTCTCGCATGTCACCCATGTGACTGAAGAGGCGCTGTCGGATGCGGCGATGCTGGAGGGCGAGATCAACGGCGAGCTGGCCTATGGTCTCGACCTGGTCGAGGAACAGCAGATCTTGACGGGCAGCGGTGTGGGGCAGAACCTGTCGGGCCTGATCACCAATGCGACGGCGTTTGCCGCCGCGTCAGGCCTGCCGAATGCGCAGCGGATCGACCGGCTGCGCCTGGCGATCTTGCAGGTGACGCTGAACGATTATGCCGCCGACGGGATCGTGATGAACCCCACGGACTGGGCGGCGATCGAACTCCTGAAGGACGGCGAAAACCGCTACCTGTTCGGTGTGCCCGCCAATCCCGGTCAACCCGCCCTGTGGCGGCTGCCGGTGGTGGAATCCAACAGCATGACGGCGAATGAATGGCTGGTCGGTGCGATGCGCATGGCCGCCACGCTTTACGATCGTCAGGAAAACACCCTGCGCATCTCCAGCGAGCATGCCGACAACTTCGTCGAGGGCATGCTGACCATGAAGGGGACCAAGCGCGTCGCGCTGGCGGTGAAGCGCCCGCCCTCGCTGGTCACCGGCAACTTCACCTTCGGCTGATCGGCGCCGGGATAATCGCTCCGGGGGTGCAAGCCTCCGGAGCCTTCATGAGAGGGATTGATATGTTGTTTCGGATGTTGCGGACCCAGACCAGCGAGCATGGCACGCTGCGCATGGGTGTCGCGTATGACGCGGGGAAGGATCCCGCGCTGGTCAAGCTGGCCAACGCCATGAAGGCCGCGGGCTTTGCCGAGGATGTGACGGCCAAGCAGCTGGAGGCCGAGAAGGTCGCTGCTGAAAAGCTGGCGGTCGCATCGGCGCAGCCGTCAAAGCCGGTGTCCGACAAGGCGGCGATCAAGGCTGCGCAAGACGCGCAGGCGCAGGCCGAGGCTGAGGCTGCAGAGGCGAAGGCCCAGGCCGAGGCGCTGGCGGCGCGGGTTGCGGAACTCGAGGCGCAGGCCGCCGCGCAAGATGCGGGGCAATCCGATAAATGACGCCGTATCTTGTCGTGCCCCCGGCTACGATGCCGGTCGACCTTGCCGCCCTGAAGGCGCATCTGCGCGTGGATGGATACACCGACAACGCGCAGATCGAGGCGCTGCAGGCGGGCGCTGTTGCCATGCTCGATGGCTGGGGCGGTGCGCTTGGCCGCTGCATCCTGCCGCAGACCTGGGCGATCGATGTGACCGGCCCCGGGCCGCACCTGCTGCCGTTCCCCGATGCGTCGGACGTTGCGGTGACGGCAGAAGGTGGTGCCTTGTCTTCGGTGCAGCGCAACGGTGCCCTTGGTGTCTCGGTCGAGGTGCAAGATGCGTCCGCTGGCCAAGACATCACGATCACGGCGCAATATGCTCTGCCCGATGCGCGCCGCCCAGCGGCCGAGGTTCTGATCAAGCTGATTGTCGGCAACTGGTACGAGAACCGGGAATCGGTCGTCGTCGGGATGAGCGTCAACGAGCTGCCCATGGCTGCGAATGCGCTGATCTCCGCGCTGCGGTGGTTTCGGGTATGAGTGCGGGTCGCCTCAATCGGCGCATTCAGTTCCGCCGGGGGACGATGGTCTCGGATGGTTTCGGCACCCGGTTGGAGTGGAACGCTGCCCAGCCGGAGGCCGACAACCACGGCACCCCGGTCTGGGCAGAAAAGGCCGACATATCCGATGGCGAACGCTGGCGCGCGGGCGAGGTGGGGGCGCAGATCACGACCCGCTTCAAGGTGCGCTACAGCCCCTTCACCGCAGGCATCACGCCGAAGGACCGGATCGCCTTCGACGGGCTGACGTACAATATCCATGGGATCAAGGAGCCGCCCGGCACGCGCCGCCAGTGGATCGAATTGACGGCCAGCGCAAGGAACGACCAGTGAGTGCCTCGATGAAGCTGGAGGGGTTCGCGGATCTCGACCGGGAATTGCAGCGGCTGGGAAAGGCCACCACCCAGAAGGCCAGCCTGCGCCGCGCCAGCAAGAAGGCCCTGCAGCCGATGGCCGAGATCGCGCGCGGCCTGGCCCCGCGCGGCGTGGATGGCGAGCTTGCCCCCTCGATCACCGTCAGCACGAAGCTGACCAAGCGTCAGAAGGGCCAGCACCGCAAGATGTTCCGAAACGACAAGGCGGCGGTCGAGATGTTCATGGGGCCGGGGCCTGACCCCGCTGCCTGGAACCAGGAGTTCGGCAACCGCAACCACCTGGCGCAACCCTACATGCGGCCCGCCTGGGATCAGGATCACAAGGCGATGCTGGACCGGCTGAAGGCCGAGCTGTGGGCGGATATTCAGAAGACATTGGCGCGCGCAGAGCGCCGGGCCGCGCGACAGGCGGCGAGAGGCTGAAGCATGGAAGAAGCGATCCTCGCATTGCTGGCCGGATCGGCACCTGTGATCGCCATGGTGCCTGCCGACCGGATCAACTGGGGGGAGCATCCGCAAGGCGCTGGCGATCCCTACATCACGATGATGACCGTCGGTGACGCCGAGGGGCTGGTGATGAGCGGCCCGGACGGCCTGTCGGAGGGCCGGATACAGATCGACTGCTACGCGCCGACCTACGCGCAGGCGAAACAGATTTCCCGCGCCGTGCGTGCCGTCCTGCACGGCCATCGCGGCGGGGGGCTGAGGCTGGTGACCCATGTCGCCACCCGAGACAGCCGCGAAGGCGGATCGAACGAGGCTGAGCGGCTGTTCCGCGTCAGCATGGATTTTACAACAGCATGGAGGGAATGACATGTCGCAAACCACCGCAGATATCGGCTACAATTCGCGCTTCGGGATCGAAGGCGAAACCCCTGGCACCTATGCGGATGTGGCCGAAGTTATCTCGATCACGCCGCCCGGCATGACGCGCGGCACGCAAGAGGCCACGCATCTCCAAAGCCCGGATGACCATCACGAACACATCGCACTGCTTTCCGACAGTGAGGAGGCATCATTCACTGTGAATTTTGTGCCGTCTGCGACCGATACGCTGTTTGCGGCCTTCAACGCCAAGACCGGCAAATACCAGATCACTTATCCCAATGGTGTGATGCTGCGCTTTGCCGGGATCGTGACGGGCTACACGCCGCCCGAGCTGACGCCGGAAGGCAAGATGGAGGCAACGGTCACCGTCAAGCCCAGCGGCAAGCCAACCCTGCACGCGGCGGAATAACCCATGGCTGATATCACAGGTACCATCCGTGCCGTCCACGGCGGCAGCACATATGATCTGCGCTGCACCATGGGCGTTCTGGCAAAGCTGCAGGGTATACACGGCCCAAGCGTCGGCGGACTGCTGGACGGCAGCGCGGGCGACTTGCCCGAGTTTCAGCCCATGATCGACATGGTGTCATTGTCCTTGCAGAAGGCAAGCGGCCTGCCTGCCGATCAGGCCGACGAAATTGCCGACGATCTGATTACCGAAGACCAGGGCATTGTCGAGCGCCTGCTCACGGCGGCATTTCCTGAAGCGGCCAGCGAGGCACCGGCATCGGGAAACCGGAAGAGGCCGAAGCGGGCGGCCTGAACCTTGCAGACCTGTTGAAAAACTACATCGCGGCGGGCTTCGATCCGGCGCGGTTCTGGGAGATCACACCCTCGCTGATGTCGATCGAAATGGACGGGGCGGCAGAGCGGCAAAAGCGCGAGCGGGCGATGGTCTGGTGCAGCGCGATGCTGCCGCACCTGAAAAAGCCGCCAAAGTTTGAACAATTCGTCAATCCGAAAGCTAAGCCAAAGCGGCAATCGCCGCAGCAACAGCAAGCCATGCTGGGCGCCCTCGCGGCGGCATGGGGGGCAAGGGTGGTTAAATAATGGCACAATCCGTCATCGGCGCGCTGCGCGTGAACCTCGGCCTCGACTCCGCCCAGTTCGTGCGCGGCGCAAGGCAGGCGCAAACTACGGCGCAGCGGATGAGCAGGCAGTTTGCGGTGGCGGGCGCAGCAGTATCGGCGGTAGGAACCGGGATCGCGATTGCGGTCCGGGGACAGCTTGGCGCCTTTGATGATCTGGCCAAGACCAGTCAGCGCATTGGCGTGCCGGTCGAGGCGCTGTCGCAATTGCGCCATGCGGCGGACCTGTCGGGGGCCAGCATCCAGGGCATGGAGCGTGGCCTGCGCAACGTCAGCCGCGAAATGGTCAACAACGCCGAGAAATACACTGACCTTGGCGTCGCCGTGCGCGACGTCGACGGCAACATGCGCCCGGTTCTGGATGTGTTCGAGGATGCAGCGCAGGTCATCTCGCAGATGGAAGACGGCGCGGACAAGACGGCGCTGGCGATGCAGCTCTTCGGTGAACGCGCTGGCCCCGAACTGATCCCGATGCTCAATCAAGGGCGCGACGGCATCCGCGCCATGCGCGAAGAGGCTGACAGGCTCGGCCTGACGGTGTCGACCGACGCGGCGCAGGCCGCCGAGCGCTTCAACGATAACCTGACGCGCCTTGGTGGGCAGATGCAGGGCGTCGTCCGGATTGTGACAGCCGAACTCGCGCCCGTCCTGGAGAGGATCAGCAATGTTGTCGTGCGGGCCGCTGAGCGGTTTCAGGGGATGTCTGCCCCGATGCGCCGGTTTATTGCGATCGGGGCAGGGCTGACGGTTGTTCTGGGGCCGGTGCTGCTTGGCTTGAGCGCGATCGTTGCAATGCTTGGCGTCATCATCTCGCCGATCGGGCTGGCGATCTTCGCCATTGCTGCGATGGCAGGGGCGGTCGCGTTGGCTGCAGCAAATTTTGACACCTTGAAGGATCGCTTTCCCATACTTGAGCGTGCGGCAGGCTATGGGCAGCGCGTTGCGGATGCATGGGGTGGGCTTCCGTCCATCAAATGGGCGCTTCTGATTCCAGTTGTGAGATGGGCATCGTTCATTCCCGGCCTTCGCTGGCTTTCATTTGTGCGCGTTCTCAGGTGGTCGACTTTTGTGTCGGGCATCAGTTGGGCCGCTCTCGCAGGGGGCCTTCGCTGGGGTGCCCTGATCACGCCGCTCCTGTGGGGGGCGCGGTTCATCCCGGTCATCGGCTGGGCCGTGACGGCGGGCATGCTTGCGTGGTCCTTCTTGATTGAGCCGCTCGGCTGGGACCAGTTCATCTCCACGATCAACTGGCGCGACTGGATACCGGAGATAAACTGGTCAAACATCCTGGGCGGCGGCACGGCGGGCAGCAGCGCCAGGCGCATTGGTCAGGACACTTCAGAGGGCTTGGCGGCTGGCATCCGCAGCGGGCAATCTTCGGTAGAGCAGGCTGCCGACGCTGTTGCCGGTGCCGCCGAGACTTCGTCGCGGTCACGGCTTGAAACCCGATCCCCTTCCCGAGTGTTCATGCGCATTGGCAGGGATCTGATGAACGGCCTCGGCCTTGGGATTGAGCAAGGGGCACAGGTTCCTGTTGACGCGATAGGCGAGGTTTCGGCGAACTTGGGCTCGGCTGCAGAGGCCGCGCAAGAACGGATGAAGGGCGTTGCGCAAACGCTTTCCGGTCTGTTCATGGCGGCAACGCGCGGTGCGGATGCGGCAAAGCAAGCGCTGGGGCAATTGCTGTCACGCGCAGCTGAGGCGCTGGCCAACCGGGCCTTTATGTCGCTGCTTGGTGGCGGTGGCGGTAAAAAGGGCGGCGGCGGGTTCATGGGCTTCTTGTCTGGGCTGCTGTCCTTCGACGGCGGCGGTTACACGGGTATGCGGGCGCGGACGGGCGGCCTTGATGGCAAGGGGGGCTTCATGGCGATGATGCACCCGAATGAAACGGTCATTGACCACACCAAGGGTCAGAGTCTCGGCGGATCCGGTCAGCTGACCATCACCCTTGATCCCGGTCTGCGCGCGGAGATGCAGGGCGAAATGCAGGGAATTGCCATTCAATACACCAGTGCCGCGATCCAGCAGTATGACGCCCAGGCTCTGCCCCAGCGGATGCAGCAGATCGGCAATGACCCCCGGAGGATCGGCTGATGCCCGATGCCACGTTCTACGCTGGGCTGAAGCTGTCCGGTCAGGGGTTCCGGCTGTCCGAGGCCAAGGCCACAACGCGGCTGGCGGGTGGCGACGTGATCCCCAGCAAGCTGGGCGCGGCGCTGTGGCAGGGCATGGCGTCGATCCGGCCCGAGTATCATGCTGATGCAGGCCCGCAGGAGGTCGCGCTGATGCGGCTCAACCGCCCCGGCGAGACCTTTCTGGTCCATGACAAGCGCTACAACGGCCCGCGCATGGACCCCGGCGGCGTGATCCTCGGGGCCTCAACCCCGGTGATCCACACGCTGGATCCTGACAACCGCCGGATCCGCGTCAGTGGTCTGCCGTCAGGATACACCTTGAGTGTCGGCGACTGGATCGGCTGGCAGTACGGCGCCGGGCCAGTGCGCCATGCATTGCACCGCATCGAGACGGGGGCCGTGGCCAGCGGTGCCGGGCTTACGCCCTTGTTCGCGGTGGAGCCGTTCATCCGCCCCGGGGTGTTGGCTGGCGCGCCCGTGGTGCTGGTGCGCCCCGCGTGCAAGGCGATCATCCTTGAGACGACCTATGGCAACGGCGCGCCCCTGATCACCTCCGGCGCGTCCTTCAACTGGACACAGACATTGCGATGACACAGGACATATCCGCCACCGAGATCGCCTATAACGCTGCGCGTGCGGGCCAGGCGCGCCATACGCTGGTTTATATCTGGGGCCGCAATCGGGAAACCGGCCAGATTGAATCGATCGGCTTCTGGACCGGGGATGATCACCAAAGCTTCGTGATCGACGGCGAGACCCGGACCTACTTTGGCGCAGGTGCTGCGATTGATATCGATGACATCACCGGCGGCGTCGGGCTGGCCGTGCGCTATGTCACCGCCCGGCTGGCGGTGGTGCCGGAAGTCGCGCAGGCCATTCGGGGCTATGACCCCAAGCTGGCGCCGGTCGAAATGCACAGCGCGGTGTTCTCGCTCGAGACCAATGCGCTGGTTTCCGAACCACGGCGGATCTTCAAGGGCGAGATCAACGAGGCGCCCACGCCCACGCCTGCCATCGGCGGCGAGGCGGTGTTCGAGATCCGCTGTGCATCCTCCGCGCGGGCGCTGACCCGTACATTGGCGCTGAAGCGGTCCGATGCGGAACTGCGTCGGCGCAACCCGAACGATCGCTTCCGCGAATATGTCAGCACGAGCGGCATCCGCGAAGTGCCATGGGGCGAGCAACCGACACGCGGGGCAGGCGGCTAACATGCAACTGACAGATTACATCAAAACCGCGTCTGCGCGGCCGTTCCGCTATGGGCGGCATGATTGCTGCACGGTTGCAGCGGGCTGGGTGCTCTTGGCGACAGGCCGGGATGTCTTGGAGGGGCATCGCTACACCACCCTGCGCGAAGGGGTGGCGTTGCTCGCGGCCCATGGGATGCGCAGTCATGCCGACGTGTTCGCGCGGGTTCTGCCGCGCGCTGCGCGGCTGTTGCTGCGGGCCGGGGATATCGCGGTGATCGAGGGTCAGGAACGTGACGCGCTGGGGATCGTGCTGCCGGGTGGTGAGCGCGTGTTCTGTTTCCGGCGCGGCGGTGTGGCGACGATACCGATCACCGCCTGCAAGCATGGATATGAGGTGCGCGGATGAGGCTGTTTGTTGTCGTCTTCATCCTCCTTCTGAGTGCAGGTGCGGCGCAGGCCGATCCCATCAGCGGCCTTTTGATCGGGGTGCTGGGTCTTACAGGCACGGCGGCCAAGATATTCGCTGTCGGCTTCAGTCTCGTGGCGTCAGTGGGCCTTTCGCTTCTCGCCCAGGCGCTGGCGCCAAAGCCGGACGAACCCGGGATCAAGATTCCCGGTACCAGTGTTGGCGAAGACCAGCCGCAGAGCTTCATGCTGGGCGCGTTCGCGACGGGTGGGCATCTGGTCTATCGCAACAGCCATGGCAGCGCCGGGGGCGCGCCGCGCGCGTTCCTGACGCATGTGATCGAGGTCTCGGACATCCCGGGCGTCACGCTGGAAGGGCTGATCATCAATGACAGGCTGGCCGACATCGGGGAGGCCGCGCACCCCGACTACGGTCTGCCGCTGACCAACCTGGTCGGCGCGGGCAGCGTTGTGCGGGCATGGGTGAAATTCTATGACGGCACGCAGACCACCGCCGATGCGCACCTTGTTTCCGCATACGGCACCCGTGATGCGGGGTATCAGTGGACGACCGATCACGTCGGCACCGGGCTGGCCTATGCGGTCCTGACATTCCAGTACGACCGGGAGGCGTTTCAAAGCGTCCCGACGTCCACATTCATTCTGGGCGGCATCCCGCTCTACGACCCGCGCCGCGACAGTACGGTCGGCGGCGATGGGGCGCACCGCTGGGGCGACGCATCGACATACCAGCCCAGCGGCAACCCGGCGGTGCAGGTCTACAACATAAAGCGCGGCATCATTATGCCGACAGGCGAGGTATACGGCGGCCAGATTGATGCCGATGATGTTCCATTGGCCAATGCGGTTGCGGGGATGAACATCTGCGACGCGCTGATTGGCGATCGCCCGCAGTTTCGGTCCGGCCTGGAGGTGCGCGTATCGCAAGATCAGCCATCCGACGTGATCGAACGCATCTTGCGCGGATCGCTGGGCCAGATCGCCGAGATTGGCGGGATCTGGCGCACGCGGTTCGGCGCGCCTGCAGCGCCGGTCTACGGTTTCAGCGACGATGACATATCCATCAGCGATGGCCAGTCATTTGAGCCGATAAAGGGCCTTGAGGCGACGTTCAACGGGATCTCGGGCACATATGTCGAGCCTGCCGATCTGTGGCAGCCAAGGGGCACCGCGCCGCTCTTCAACGCGACATGGGAGGCCGAGGACGGCAACCGTCGGCTGGTTGCGGACGTGAAGTTCGAGACCGTCACCAGCCGGGCGCAGGCAGAACAGGTGCAGGCGGCACTGATTGCCGATGAGCGCCGCCAGCGTCAACACAGCTTCGTCCTGCCGCCCGAGGCGCAGATCCTCGATCCATTGGATGACGTGCAGTGGAACAGCCCGATCAACGGATATGTCGACAAGGACTTTGAGTGCGCGTCGGTGACGTTCCGGGCCAGCACGGGCATGGTGGTGGTCAACCTGATCGAGCGTGATCCGGATGATTATGACTGGACGCCCGCGCAGGACCGACCCGCGCCCGCGCCGTACACGCCGCTGGCCCCCTTGCCGCAGCAAAGTGTGCCGGGATGGCAGGTGGCCGGGACTGCCATCACTGACGGTGCAGGTGCAGCGCGACGCCCTGCGATCCGTCTTTCATGGAATGGGGCCGGGCAGGACGATCTGGACCTCTTGCGCTGGCAGGTGCGCGTTGCCGCGACTGAGGTCGTGGTTGCGCATGGTGTGGCATCGGTCGAGGATGGCCAGATCGAGGTCAGTGACGGGATCCTTCCTGCCACGGGGTATGAGGCCCGGGCGCAGTTTATCGTGGATCGCCCGAAGCTGTGGACGGGGTGGCTGGGTGCTGTCACGCCCGATGTGCGGCTGGGCTCGGTGGATATCGGCGATGCCGTGATCCGAAGTGCCAACATTGGCCTGGCCGAGATCACCACCGCCAATATCGCGGACGCGACGATCACCAGTGCGAAGATCGCGGGCGGGATTGAATCCGACAATTACACCCCCGGTCCCGACGGCAGCGGCTGGGCGATCTATCGCGGCGGTTTCGCCCAGTTCGGCACGCTGGCCTTGCGCGAGAACGCGGCCACCTTCGTCGCGTCCGTGCAGCGCGCAAGCTACGACACCACCGCCGTGTGGGTCGATATCCTGAGCGTGAGTGTCCCGGCGTTTCCCGGGGCGAGCCTGACGGCAATGGTGTCAGCCCTTATGTCTACCGTCCCCCGGCAAAGTGGAGATGGCACTTTCTTTTATACCTATGGCGCATTCCGGGTGCTGGTGAACGGTGTGGTGCGCTTTGCGCGCAGCTCCGATGATGGTTCAGGCTCCGGGGTTTACGCCGTGGCGTCGGTTGCTTCGGGCAGCAACACGATCACCGTGCAGGCGCAGTGGCAGGGCGATAGTCCCGTAGGGCTGAATTACCCGCGCATCACGGAACTGAGCATTGTGGGGATATTGAGCAAGCGATGACGAATTATGTGCATTTTGATGCCGATGGCCGCATTGGCGGATCGACCACCGGGGGCGCGCCTGAAGGCACGATTGTGCATGGGTTCCCCTTCTTCCTTCAGGGCAGCTGGTCGGGCGAGACCCATTATATCGCGGGCGGCAGCGCGGTACCGCGACCGCAGATCACGCCGCCCGTGCCTACGATCTTCCCCGCCACGCAAGACTACACGATCACCGGCGTGCCGGATGGTGCCGTGATCGCCCTCGATGGCGCGGCTGTCGCCACCGCAGACGGGACGGACATCACCGTGAGCTTCCCCGAGCCGGGGCAATACCAGATCGCAATCGACCCGCCGTTTCCATGGCGCGCGGCGCAATGGTGGGTGGAGGCGACATGAGGATCGTTGCCGATCCAGCCGCCAAGCGCGCCGCGAAGATCGAGAAGGCCCGCGCGGCCCGGCGTCGCGCGTTCCAGGTCGAAACCGATCCCCTGATCGGCAAGGTGCTGCGCGGGGAGATCTCGGCGGATGACTACGCCGCGCATGTGGCGCAGGTCCGGGCGCGGTTTCCATATCCGGAGGAAGATCAACAATGACCCCAACACATGAAGGGAGGGTGTGACGATGGCGATATGCGCGCTTTCCGGCAATATTGCCGATCTGGGCATGGTGCCGATCGACAAGGCCCGGATCTTGTTCCAGCCGATCAGCGAGGGGGTTTCCGTCAGCGGTGGCAGTGTGATCCTGCCCAAACCCCTGTCCGTCACAACCGATGCGCATGGTGACTTCAGCGTCAACATCGTGACGGGTGTCTATGAGGTGGCGCCAATCAGCGTCGGTGCATCTGTCCAGCCGATCGTGGTCACGGTGCCTGCCGTGGCCAGCGCAAACCTCGCGGCGCTGATCGGCGCGGCGTCACCGCCTGAACTCTCGCTGGCAGAGCAGGCAGCGTTTGATTCCGTCCAGGCCAGTATCGTGTCTGTCGGGGCGGCGGCTGATGCGCTGACCTCGGAACAGGGTGCCGCCACCAGCGCAGGCAGCGCTGAGGCAGACAGGCTGCTGGCGCAGGCCGCGCGCGTCGGTGCGGTGGATGCGCAGACAGGTTCAGAGGCCGCCCGGGATGATGCGGTGGACGCGTGCGATCAGATCGAGGGCAACAGCGTCTGGTACCTGGCCGATGATGCCGACAGCGTGACGCTGGGCGTCGGCGATCAGGTGATCGTCGCCGAGGCGTCCGGTCCCTATCCTTCGGTCACACTGGCGTTTCTGACATGATGCGCCCCCAGATCACACTGCTCAAGGCAGAAGCCGTCACCCAGATCGCGGATGATCTTACCGCTGTCGTCGCGTCAGATCGGGCGCTGGCCGAGGCTGCGGCACAGACCGCAGACACCCAGGCAGACGCGGCAGCGGGGCAAGCGGTCGTGGCGGCGCAGGCGCGGGCTGAAGCCGAGGCCGCGCGCGATGTGGCCATCTATCGCGCTGACCTCGCGCAATCAGCGTCGGGTACCGCAGAGGCGCAGGCAGGCATCGCGACAGTGCAGGCCGGGCAGGCCACGCAGGCCGCGACTGCCGCGTCTCAATCGGCTGCAGGGTCGGATGCGGCGCGCGTGGCGTCACAAGAGGCTGCCGCCCTGGCCGCTGCGCGTGCCGAGGTCGCGCTGACACAAGCGGGCGTCGCCACCGGCGCGAAGGCCGATGCGCTGGCGTCCGAGCAAGCGGCGGCCGCCGCGCTGGTGGCGCTGCAAGAACGCAGCATCTGGTACGTCGATGATGACGCGACCAGCGTGCGCATGGGTGTTGGCACCCTGATGGTTGCCGCCGACGGCGCCACTGACATCGAGGTCTCTGGCGAGACCTTTTCCATCCCCACTTTGACATTGGAGCTGCCGGTATGAGCGTGCAACAATTCGAGCTGCTGAAGAAATCGGCTCTGCAACCGACAATCGATGCGCTGACCGCTGCGACAGCGGCAGATGTAACCGCTGCGACAACGGCGCGCACCGGCGCTGAAACCGCGCAGGGGGCTGCGGAAACGGCCCGCACGGGGTCCGAGGCCGCGCGCGATGCGTCCTTGGCCGCCCGGGATGCCACTGAGGGGTTTCTGGAGGACACCGAGGCCGCAGCGGCCTTGGCGACGGTCACACCCACTGCTGACCGCGTGCCGCGTTCCCCCGTCGGCACGCCGCACCTCGCCCGTGGCTGGATCAGCCCCGAGGTCATCCCGTTCGGTATCATGGCGCAGCAACCCGATGATCAGCCGATCCCGGCGGGGTGGTGGGAATATGCCGCGCCCTCGGGCGGGCTGCGCATGATCAACAACTGGCAGCCACAGGCGCTGGGTGCAGGGGTCGTGGATCTGTCCCGCCTCGATCTGGCCTATACCGACACGGCGGGCACGGTGCTGGCGCAGCCGGGGCAGAAGGTGCAGACGCTGCGCGATGGTAACGGGGCCATCGTGGCCGCACAGGCAGCCGATCCTTCACGCTCGATATATGGGCGGCATCCGGCTTCGGGCATCCGCAATCAAGCCCACGGGTCTGCTTCAACAGATGTCGACAGCTTCTGGAATCCAACTTCGAATACACAAGGTGTGACCATCACCCGGGTAAGCGCAGGAGTTAATGCTCAAGGCCCGTGGGCTGTATATAGTGTGGTGGGTACGGCCATAAACGACTCTTTTACGTCGCCGTTTCTTGGGAATATGCCCCGTGCAGTTGCTTCTCCGGGGCAGGTGTGGACTACAAGTTTCTTTGCGCAGATCGTTGGGGGCACTCCTCCGCCTGCGGGGAACGGTGTCCGTGCTGTTGTTTTTGAAGAGTCCGCTGGTGCAACCCAAAATTCGGGGTCTGCCAGCGCAGCCTTTGCAGGTACTGATCTGACTCTAGTGTCTCACACTCGCACCTTCAATGAGGCGTATACTGTGCAGGCACGCGGCCCAGTAGACATACGAACCCTCGCGGGGGAAACGGTGGACTATCAGGTTTTTCTGCAAGCACACCAGTTGGAACAAGGTGCAAGCCGCACAGCCTACCAGTACAATTTTAATCAGTTCAATATCACCGAAGAGGGCCAGCGTAGCGTCTACTACCTCAAGCCGGATGGCATTGATGACTGGATGCAGTTGGTGGCGCCATTCTCGGCGGGCGGTGGGTATACGCTTGCGGCGGCAATCTCACGGGTCTCCGCCACACGTTTTGAGATCTTTAGCAATCATCCCGCCAGCACCACCAGGTTTGGCGTGACGCCCGGCACCCAAGCGGTGCTGCTCGCATATGAATCGAGCAACCGGAGGGAGTGGTTCGCCTTACCCCCCGGCGACTTCGATGCAGTCCTGATGTCGCGAGTATCTGAAGCAGGAGCAGCCGAGTTTTTTTACAACGGCGAGGATAGCGGGCCTGCAGACGTGGCCATGGGCGATGTAACGCCCATGCCGCAAATAAATGCGCTGTTCCGTTTTGGTGGTTTCTTTGCAAGCGGTCGCTTCTACGGCGGCGTGCTTGCCCCCGCAGCCATCTCTGGGCCGGGGCGGCTGATGCTGCAACGCTATCTCGCCAGCATAGGAGGAATTTCGCTGTGAGCACCCGTGTGACCGTATTTTGCCGCGCCGATCAGGTTGATGATGCCCGCGCGCTGGCCGCGTATCTCGATGATGATATCGGAGGGCTTGGCACGTTCGTGCCCGGCTATCTCGACGCCGACGATCAGCCCTGTGTTGTCGCATCCGGGCCGAAGTCGGACGCCTGGCTGGCCCGCGCGCAGCAACCTGTGGGTGACCGCCCCGAATCTGACACCGAACAGGCGATCAACATGACCGGCGCCGCCCGGGCGCTGGCCGCGACCGTGTTCTGGCGGCCGTCGGATCCCGAGGGCGAACCAAACCCGCTGCCCGACTGGGACGGCAGCCAGATCATCGCAATTGTGGGGGTGCCGCCGGATGCGGCGCTCTCGGCCATGGCAGCACTCGGGGTGGAGAAAGCCCCGCAGGACTGACCGCTACAGGAGGCCGAGGGGGTGCTACCCACACCCCCCCGACACGGGGAAACCGTTCAAGAAAACCCCGCCGACCAGCATTACCTTATGGCCGCTCCCACCCTGATCAGGGGCGGCGAACGTGAGGTGATTCGCATTGCGCGATCAAGAGCAAATCCGTTGTTGCGCCTGTGCGCGACTATTATTCTGTGCTGAACCTGATGCCCTGTCAGGCATCCTGACGATCAAGTGCCCGCGCTGCCGGGCCATGAATATCCTGAGGCCCCGAGCCCTTTCCCCTGAGCGCGACCAGCGCCCCCAAGTGAAAGGCCCCGGCCAATGACCCCAATGATGAATACAGCCCGTCCGATTGCCCCGTGGCTCGGCGGCAAACGCAACCTTGCCAAACGCCTGACCAGCCTGATCGATGCCACCCCCTGCACGACCTATGCAGAGCCTTTCGTGGGCATGGGCGGTATTTTCCTGCGCCGCCGTGCGCGGCCGCGCGCCGAGGTGATCAACGATTACGGGCGCGATGTCGCAAACCTCTTTCGGATCTTGCAGCGCCATTATCCGCAGTTCCTCGATGTGCTGCGCTTCCAGCTGACCACGCGGGCCGAGTTCTACCGTCTCGTCGAGACCCGGCCCGAAACCCTGACGGATCTCGAGCGGGCATCGCGCTTCCTCTACCTGCAGCGCACCGCCTTCGGGGGCAAGGTGTCGGGCCGCAACTTCGGGGTATCAAAGGACCGGCCCGCCCGGTTCAACCTGACCACGCTGGAGCCGATGCTGGAAGATCTGCACAGCCGCCTGTCGGGCGTGGTGATCGAATGCCTCGACTTTGGCGAGTTCATCGCGCGCTATGACGGGGAGGGTACCTTGTTCTATCTCGATCCGCCCTATTGGGGCTGCGAGGGTGATTACGGCAAGGAACTCTTCAGCCGCAAGGATTTCGCCCGGCTGTCAGACCAGCTGCGCACGATCAAGGGACGGTTCATTCTGTCGATCAACGACGTGCCCGAGGTTCGGGAGGTCTTTGACGGCTTCCGCCTGCAAGACGTGCAGACCACCTACACCATCGGCGTCAAGAACGACGCGCGGCAGGCGCGCGCCGAGTTGTTGGTGTCAAACTATGACCTTTGGTGATCGCGCGGCGGCGTAAGCAATCCAGACGACCGCAGCGGTACGGGCACCATTTCTCAAGACCCAGACAAGGAGGAAAGGCGTGCCAATATCATTGTGGGCAAGGAGGGGCGCATGAGCAGCGATCCCGAAACGCACCTTCGCCTGGGCCAGCTGCAAGGCTCACTGGAATCGATCCAGCGGCAACTGGACGCTGCTGATGCCAAGGCGGGCGAGAACCGCGCTCAAGTGCATCAATCACTCGAGGCGCTGCGCGCCGATGCCCAGGACACCCGCGCCCGAACGGCGGCCGTCGAGCGGACGCTTCAAGAGGACGTCATCCCGGTGGTGCGGTCCGTCAATGATTGGCGATCGCGGGCGCTGGGGGGAATGATTGTTCTGGGCACCGTTGGCACATTGGTCCTGTTTGTCCTGACGATGGCCAAAGAGGCCATCATCGACCTGTGGCGCATTCTGCTGCGCTGATCTGACATCCAACACATTTTGAGGAGACAGCAATGACGCATTTCAATGCGGCGCTGATCGAGGCTGCGGGCAGGCATCTGGGTGCCCGCGAATGGCCGGGGGCGCAGCACAATCCCGTGGTGCTGGGGTTCTTCGCGGCCTCGGGCAATGCCCATGTCCAGGACGATGAAACGCCGTGGTGCGCGGCATTCGTGGGGGCGGTGCTGGCGGAACTGGGCCTGCACGGCACCGGGGCGCTGAACGCGCGGTCCTATCTGGATTGGGGCGTGCCGGTGGCCATGGCAGATGCCCGGCCGGGTGATGTGGTGGTGCTGTGGCGCGGCCAGCCCGACGGGTGGCAGGGGCATGTCGGCTTCCTGATCAGCATCAACGGCGATCGCGTGACGCTGCGCGGTGGCAATCAGGGCAACACGGTGTCGGATGCCAGCTATCCGGTCAGCCGGGTGCTGGGGTTCCGCCGGGCGGTGCAGCAGGCGGCAGACGGCCGTCAGACGCTGCGCCATGGTGCGCGCGGTCCGGCGGTGCGTCAGCTGCAGCAGCGGCTGGCCGAGCTGGGCTATTTCCCGGGCGCGGCTGATGGGGTGTATGGCGATCGCACGCGCGCCGCCGTGCTGGCGCTGCAAGCGGATCTCGACCTCGATGTGGATGGCGTGGTCGGGGCGCAGACCTGGGCGGGGCTGGATGATGCCCCGCCGCGCCCCGCGCGCGCCGTCGATGCGCAGGATCTGCGCGACCGGGGCAGCCGCACGATCCGCGAGGCAGACCGGGGGCAGGCGCTCACCGCCACCGGCATTGTCGGCGGGGGGCTGGGCGTGGTCATCGAGCGCACGGAAGAGGCGGTGGCGCTGTTTGACCAGGGCGCAGGGCTGCTGGACCGGGCGCAATCGCTGGCGCTGGCCTACTGGCCGGTGCTGCTGATTGCGGCGGCGGGGCTGCTCTTGTGGCGCCACCTCGACCAGATCAAGGCCGCGCGGGTGGCAGACGCCCGCACCGGCAGCAACGTGGCGCGCTGATGCTGGGCCTCGTTGCCAGCTGGCTGGCGCGCAGCGCGCTGGGGCGGGCGGTCACCGGCGCGCTGGCCATCCTTGTGGCAGTCACCCTGTACCTGCGCCACCGCGATCGACAAACAACGCGCCGCGTGGATGCGGCGGCGGAATTGCAGCAGCTGCGCGATGGCGCGGCCACACGCCGGAGGATGGACAATGCGGATATTGGTAGCGGTGATCCTGATGATGACCGTCAGTGGTTGCTGGCGCGGGGCCAGCGACGTCGTTGATAATCGCCCGATATGCGATGGCACCGAGGCGCAGCGGACGGCCCACGCGGCGGCGCTGGCGGCTGATGGTGGGCCGCAGTCGGTGGTGACGGGGCGGGCGCTGATTGCGGCGGTGGATGCGGGGTGTGAGGGGTAAGATTTGCGATCTTGGGAAATTCGCGGCACGATTTTTTACTATTAGAATCGTCAACCAATGCTATGGATTGAATTTTAGAGGGACAACTTGAACTGGAATGAAGTTTGTAGTGTTAACCCTTGTGACTGTGGGCAGTTTTTGCTTTTCGGCGATGGCAGCAGGCGCTCACGGGGGCGGCTGCAGGAAGTCATCTCCGGCAGGCCAGTGTTGCCATGCGGATAATAGTAGTAGTGGGCGAGTGCACTGCCACTGAATTGGCGAAGATGGCGCTCGCTGTTTTCCGGCACGCAGAATGTACTTAGGTCAGCCGTCCGATACCGGCCGGATGCTGCCATTCGTCGGCTGGAAAGTTACTGCGGCGCGGCGTCAACCGGTCAGTCGCTCATAGGTGACACACACAGACCTCGGCAAGCGGATGCCCGCGTGATCCACCCTTGTAATTTTTACGTGCGTGAAATTTAATATCTTTGGGTTTTGCACACGCTGGTTGCCGGAAAGCGAAATGTGAGGATAACTTGACAAAGCATACATCTATTATTTTTTGTCATGGAATTGGAAGCCCGCGACAATACCTTAGCGCTGCAAATTTCATTGACGCACTGGATGAACAAGGCAACCGCGAGGATCCATCTGAACTTGGATATATAAGAGAAATCAGTGGTAAGATTGAGGTCTCATCGAGAGACAACGAATCATTTCGCAACTATATCGAGTTCACCAGATTTCAAAATATTGGAAAAAGGCCTCGCTCTATCAAGCAATATCGCGTCCACGAGGCTTATTGGGCCGGTGACCAACATAAAAATTCAAGCCTATTTGGTGTGTTGATTTGGGTTCTGAAGATAGTGCTCGCCTTTACACTAACATTCGCATCGCGTTGGCGAAAATACCCCACCCAAAAACGACGCATATTGAATAAAATGAAAATAAGCGGCGACCTTAGGAGGAAAATCGAAAAAATATACTCCGAATTTGACAACGGTGTGGGGAGAAAGTCTTTTCCAAATGGGAGCTTCCGCGAATTTCAAGATCATATATCTGAAAAATCGAGCGTGCAGGATAGGCTTGAGCTGAAAAAGTTAGCTGCTGCTTGGCGAAAAGAGGTGCTGAAGAGCAATATAAGTGCACTTCTAAAAACTGTGATGGTTTCAGTGCCAATTTTGGCATTTTTATTTTTCATTTATATATTTTTCTTCTTTGTATCTAGCAAGATAGTTGGAGGCGCGGAATTTGAGTTCGTATCGACGGTCGAAGCTTCTCACTTCGCAGCCTTGATTGCGACACTTCTTGCAACTCTTATGGGGTGGTTCATTTCTAAACGATTGATATCAGATGTTATGGCATGGACCACCATGCATGAAAGTCATGAGAGCTTTTTGACGCGGGAACGGAGAGTAAACTTAGCCAAAGATCTTTTGCAGGATGTTTTGGCAGATCCCAATTGTGTTCGTTGCGTCTTGGTTGGCCACAGCCTGGGATCAGCAATAATATTAGATGCATTTTTGCGTCTCAACTCATACTGTCGAGCCACAAATATTTTGGAAAGTAGGCGTGATAAGTCTATCAGAGAAGTGAGAAAAGTCAGTCACATCTTTACTATTGGAAGTCCAATACAGAAGATAGAAAGTCTCTTTTATGCTGATAGCGGTGAGCACCATCGGTACCATCGAGTTCGGTATAGCAACCCATACCTTTTAGATCGACCTGCTTGGGGCGAACATGGTGGACCGAGAATAGTAAATTTGTGGAGTCGGTACGATCCGGTGAGCTCTGAGATAAATTCCCTTCTGCAAGTTGGGGTGCCTAACAGCGTGGAAGATGATATTATTGGGGTGAAAAATATTGAAGTTGCGCCAGTCGGCGCCCCACTCCCCCTTTCCACGCACTCGGGATACTTCAAAGATCCATCATCCATGGCGGTTATTTACCAAGCGATAGCATCTGGAAAATTAAGTGAAGCCAGAATGCAGCGGGCTGAGTTCAAAAGCAGTATATCGAGGTGGGAGAAATCTATTTTAGCTGCATTATTTGTGTTGTCACTGGCTTTTGCAGGCCTTTGGATGTCAGGCAGTATAATCGATGGCTGGCTCGCGGTCACAATTACATTTATGGTTTTGATATCACTGTGTGCAACTTTCGCGACGGTAAGACGGGACTATCGTCGACACAGAGGTGATGCCTGAGGTTGACAATTGGGAGTTCGTGTGGTTTGCTTATAGGCGGAGTTAGGCGTACTCTGCAAAAGCGCCTACCAAGTGGGGAGTTGAGTTCGCTCAGCTCCCCCGTTTTTTCAGAAACTTGACTGCTGACCATCAGATCCCCAAGCGGCGTTACGGACGTAAGTATATTGCCCTGCCTGTTTCGGGCGATATCGGAATTTGTCGTATTGTACCTGAACATTATCACGGATTGGGCGCTTACTCTCGATCCCAATTGTTTTTGCAACCGCAGCGAACTTCCGCATCCCGCCCCACGTGTCGACCGACACAAACGGCCCTCTCCGGGCATTCGTTGACTTTTTGGGCGCTGCAGTGCAGCGGGCTGAAGCTAACGTTTAGAGCAGGGTGCTGAAAAACTCCGAGTGCCGCCGTTTCGACGCGAGAGCGCGTCAATTTTAAGGCACTCACGTCGATCTGGTGAAAAGGCGGCGCACCGGGGCCTGACGAGCGAGGCGAGAGGCGCGCTCCTCAGACCTTTTTCAGCCCCCTGTTAGGTTTTACTTGCATCCTCAGCATCGACATTTGCCGAAGTTGCCTCTGGAGCAGCATCATCTGCGATACCATCCAAGTACTTTGCATAGGTCTTCTTTAGGTATTTAAGCGCAGCGTCGTCGTCGACATTAGACTTCAGCTTGTCCTGAACGAAGCGCATCCGGAACTTTGCGTCAGACAAGACCTCTGACCACGCCTTCACCCAAATCTCAATCGGTCCGTCCTTGTACACGCGCCCCGGTGGGCTGCCTTCCTGTCTCGCACGCCGACGGGCGTGCTCGTCAATATCGTTCGACACAGCCCAGAACACCCAACGGGTGTCCAAGTCGCGGAATCGCTCGTCGTTTGCGATCGCGAAGGCGTAGCTCTCCACTTGTGTGAGTTCCTTGGGCCCGATCACGACAGAGGGTCGCTTCAACTCGACCACGAGATGCTCGCGCTCATCAGGGCGATTCCTCGGAACGGAACGCGAGAGCATGAGGTCGACTACGCCAACGCTCCCGTCGATCCTCTTAACCGGCGCGTCTATGATCGTTTCGTCGCCGATAATAGATCGATGCTTACGTAGAACCTCGGTAAGACCCTTGTCGTCCACCGTTAGACTGAACTCCTCACCGAAAATCCAAGTGTTGCCTTCGGCTATCATCCGATGCAACTGACTGCGCTCCTTGAGCAGACCGCGAGTCTCGGGAGCGTAGAGCAACTGCTCGATGCCAGATAGGAAGCTGAGGCGGTCAGCTACCATCTTGGACGCGCTGATGACATTGGCCAAGTCCGCTTCCTCGAGCAGTTTGGCGAACTCGTTCATCGTCTTCTGGGGCAGGTCCAAGACCTGCGTCAGGATCGTCTGAAGCTCGTCTGGGCCGCGCTCTATGGCCTGCCGGAGCATCCGCATCTGAAAGGTACGGCCTTTGGCGCTCTGCTGGGAGAAGTCGGAAAGGTGCTTGTTTACCGTGATCGCTAGGATGTCGAAAACCTGCCGCTCGGCGGTCTCAACCTTCGTGGTCGGCTCTGCCTCGTAGGGGTAAGATCGCTCCTCCTTCCAACGCTCGATCTCCGACCGTGCCTCAGCAGCGCTCGCCTCCTTGAAGTGGACCTGGATTGCCTCGGAGGCCTGATCGACCGCGTCGGCCATGGCAGGGTCCATTTCGGCAAGGTCGATCGCGCCGCGCTCCTGCAATAGGTCCACGTAGGCGGACTTGAGGTAAGCAGAGAATACGTAGCCCTTTGTGTGGAATTTCGGTGCAATCCTCGCGAAGGGGAAGCCGTCCTTCCCGCAAAGAAAGATCGAACGCTCTGGCGCCGAGTTCCACTGGATGACCTCGAGGACCACCGGATGCGTCCCTCCGTCCGCCTCAATCGGGTCAAGAGAGATGGTCCTCGACGAGGCGATGTTCGCCTCCGGGTCCAAACGCTCGCCGTCGAAGAGGATTTCTGCGTCCTGGTAGTTCTTGAGGTAGATGGCGAATACGGACGAGAGGTCAGGGACCGCACGCTCGGTCTCGAGCGACTTGAACTGCTTCTCCAGTTCCGAGATCGTGACCTCCACGCCCGTGCCCAGAACAGGTTCTGCGGGCTCCGGCGCAGATATTTCCACGTCTACCAGCGCGTCTTTTACGAGGGTCATCTTAAAGCCCATCAAGTTGCCCGCTTCGTCCCTGTATCGAACGATCCAGTCAGCGACCCGTCCGAGAGCGAGGGCCTTGAGCCTTCCTTTGCCCTCCTTGCCGTGCAGGACGCGGGACCTATGCCTAGAATTCGCGCCGTGACGCTTCCATGAGCCGCCCACCTTGCCGAAGAGCGCCCTCGCCTCCTCGTAAGTGAACCCGTGCCCGTTGTCCCTGACGGAAATCGAGTGCATCCCGAGCTCGCCGTGGTCCACGTCTATGTCCACTCGACTGGCGTCCGCGTCGAGGGAGTTCCAGACGAGCTCGCACACCGCCTGTACCGGAGAGGCGTTCGCCAGCTTCCTTAGGTGGTCGTGCTCAACCTCTACCCTGAAGCTCCCGTCTGCCATTGCCAT